GCTGTGACCATTGCAGCAATCCACTCCCGCTGCTATGCTCAGGAAGCACTGGACAAGATCCCCACGTTTGAGTGATATGGCACGCGATCAGGTCACCCCTCTGATGAGGGAAGCACACTTCACCCTTAGGCGTCAGTCTGGCAAGCACCTAATCTGGCAACACGCTAGCGGGGCAATCGTCACCACTAGCAAGACAGCATCAGACCACAGGGCACTGCGAAACATCCGACGCGACATCAGGCGAGCAGTGGCAGCATAGCACAGTCCCCCCGCCCTTAGGCGGGTTGGGGGCGTTGCGCCCTTAATCCAAAAAACCCAAACTACCCTAACCTACAAAGGTTCCCAAACGCCCGAGAGAATCTCTTTCATATAAAAAATTTTCCCCCAAAAAAATTCTCCAAAAAACCCCGATTGCTATATACGATAGTTTCCGAAACAATTATGGAAAATATTCATCTAGACTTATCAGAGCATGAGATGGATGTCATGTTGAACGCCTTAGAAATCGCCATAGAGAACGCTGATGAATATGAGGCGGGCGAGTACGAGGAGGTTCTTTTTGATGTTCAGAGGAAGCTTGACGAGGAATACGACCTTGGTGTAGAATAAACCTTTAATATACTGAGAATGGCATACACAATTTACTCAAAGAAAAACTGTCCTTACTGTGAGAATGTTAAGAAAGTTCTCACAGGACTTGGCGAATCTTATATGGAAGTTACGCTGAATCGCGATTTCACCCGAGAACAATTTACAGATAAGTTCGGGTATGGGAGTACATTTCCCAGAGTCCTGAAAGATGGTAAGCTTATCGGAGGATGTAGCGAGACCATTACACAACTGCGAAACGAGGGAAGAATCTGATGGCATTAGGTAATCAAGTAGAAGAATCACTGAAAGAAGCAGAACAATCTCTTAGGAATGCTCTTGCGTTCGCTGCAAGGTGTGAGAGACCAGTTGTTTGCACACAGATCGCAAAGGTGATCAGTGACATTGAAAGCATTAGTTCAATTGATAATATTATGGACACACTTGAGGAGCATACGAATGGCAACTAAGAAATGGTATGTGCGTGAGGTAAATTCTTCAAGGTATGTGAGCGAGCCTTATATTTACTGGACAGAGGGTGGTTCAATCAACACTTGGACATCTGATAAGGACCGAGCGAAAGCCTGGCGGACTAAGAAGGAGGCTAGCGCGTTTGTCTCAGAGGTATTACATAGAGGAGAAGTGCATGGCGAATGAAGAGTATTTTGACTTTGAGGAGGTACTAGAGCGCATAAATAATCTGGAAGTTGTTGTCGCTGAATTGCTCAAAGGACCAGATCTTAACTACAAGAGACCTGGGGCAACAGAGTACGAGAAACTAGCAGACACGCTGAACTACCTCCATAACAAAGTATCAGAATTAGAGAGCAAATGAGTTATACCGTAGTTTATAGTGATTATAATGGTTATCCAGGATCACAGGATACCTATGATTTTAGGAGTGGTGCAGAGACACCAATTCTTCCTGACGTGAACCTCTATAATACTTTTAACTTTGAGGTTAAATCAACTACAGCAAACTCTAACACTCCTTCCACACAAGAGAGTGGAGCAGGAAGTTATAACAAGGCACAAAGTTGGAGAACAAGTAGTTCTAGACCAGGAAGTAGTACATCATATCCCCACAATTCATATTTCGGCACTCATGTTGCACGGATTCCGACAGCAATGCGTTGGGTTAATGATCAGGGACCCACGAACGATGGAATTGCACAGAATGAGAAAGGAGATTGGTTTAGTGAAGAAGTACTAGCCAAAGGAGACAATAAGGGTGGTGGTGTAACGTTTGTTGAGAATGCACCACAATCAGGGACATATCAATTTACATTTATAACCAGTTCTATAGACACCAGAACTGGAGGAGAGAAGAACGACACTCATACATTTAACGTACCATATTGGAATACATTATCCATCAAGGGTTCATATAATGCTGCAGTATTTTGTTATAATGAGTTCGGATATACTGATGATTATGAGGGCGGCACATATGAAGTGAGTAGTTTATGGGAGTTGCCAGAGAAGTTTGATAGATTGTATAAGTATATTCCAGATCAACGAGAGTTCACAACTCTTACATTTAAAATTGAAGTAGATTGGCAACTTTATGTAAGTTGGGGTATATACGGACAATACTTGTCTTCATCGCAGCAACAATCTATTCTATCCAAGATGGGTTATAGCAGTGCAAGTCAAACGGGAACTGATACTCATACAATTACTCATGTGGTAAATAATAGTAATAATGATCATGAAAAAATTCTTAATGATTTGATTAGTGATCGTCAGCGTTCAGAGGAAGAAATTAACGAACGTTATAATCAAACATTCCCTGAGACTGCTGGAAACGTAGAATTTACTAAACCCACAAAGGTACAATAATGTTAGCTGCAAGTACAATTGGTCACATTTATCTAAATCGTTGCAACACTCCTGTGCAAGCAACGGGATCTCCTAATGTGTTTGTAAATAAAATTGCCAAGAGTAAACTTGGAGATGTCACAGCACCATACCTAGAGATTGTTCCTTGCCCTAAGTGCTGTAAAACACACGTTGCACCTGTAATTACAGGATCACCAAAGGTATTTGTGAATAAAATTGCTGGTGAAGCATTGGGTGATTTAGCACTAGGTATTACAGGAGTATTTCCAATCATTGTAGGATCGCCTAATGTCTTCATGATATGAGAAAGCATACGAGGACACCATTTAGCAATCAGCGTAAATTTATCCCAAAAGACCGTCGTGTTAACTCGGGACAGATTCATCCTGCCGATCACTTTAGTGTGACCGCGCAGGATATTGCTATTGGTGAATCAGCTGGTGGTGCTGGTGCTTCCTCGGATCTAGGTAATCCTAATAACCCTCCATCAGGGGGCGGATCTACAGGTAACCTTCAAAATACTCTTCCAATTATTGTTACTGCAGATGTAAAACCTACTACTATTGTTGATACTGAACCTACTACAGGTACTCATCTTTTAGAAGTTGAGGTAACACTAAAAAATCTTCAAGATTCTGGATTATCATTTCAATGGCAGAAACAAGATTCTGGCACAACAACTTGGAATGATATTTCTGGAGCAACAACTGCACAATATACTGTACCATCTGGACTTACTGTAGCAAATGATGATGGTGATAAGTATCGTTGTGAGGTAGAACATGCTGGTGCCATTACAACACCATTATATTCAAATGAAGTCACTGTAAGTATTAGTAGAGTTATTAGTATTGTTACACAACCAACTAGTTCTATTTTTGTTACTCAGAGTACTAATACGACCGTTGAGGCATCTGCCACAATTACTAGTGGTACATTGACTGGTATTTGGCAAAGAAAGGGTCCAGGAGATCTTATATTTACTGATATTGCTGGTACTGAGAATACGAATGCTTCTGGAGTTACATTACAATACACTACACCAAACTTTGTAACAGCAGATACTGGTACTGAGTATAGAGTTCGTTACACTGCAGATAAAGCCTCATATAATGTCACTTCAAGTACTACTATTTCAGTCAGTGGTGCAGACTTTAGAATCCAACCAGCAATTGGTGGTATTGAATTCTGGGATCTTGAACTTAATGGACCACTAATTTTTGACCCCACAAATGCTACCGATTATAGCATCACATCACTAGAACCTAATAGAAGTAAGTTTAGTACTCATTTATGGGGTCAAGGAACTTGTGCAGGACAGGGTGGATACACTGATGCAGATATTCCACTCACTGCTGGTGATGTCATGGCATTGAAGATGAATGCTGGTGGTGGTGCAGCAGGAGCATCAGACTCTGGACGCTATGCAGAGGCAGGAGGAGGGTATGCTGGCATCTTTGATACTTCGGTATCACATGCCAATGCTCTTGCTATTGCAGGCGGTGCTGGGGGGTCTAGTTTTAACACCGCTGGGTGTGGAGGAACTCAACAGACAGTGAGTTATGGTTATACCTATCAGCAACCATATCAAAGTACTTGCTACAGTACTTCTACTGAGAGCAGATCTGGTAGCATTTCCCACTCATATAATAACGCTGCTCAAACTAGTAACTATTTAAATTACAGTGGCAGTAGTAATTTGGTATTCATAACAGGTCATTGGCCACCTAGAGGATATTATGTATTCTGGAATCCATACATGCCAGATACTAATTATAGTTTAAATATCTACCCTGGATCATGTACTGCTGGTGGTGGTGCTTGTCCTGGATTTTATGTTTCTAGTCTTAACAAATATACTTGGGGATTTATAGTCTATTTCCAAAGAAATGACAATAGTGGAAGTAGTTATGTTTCTAGTTGGAGTTATAGTGCTACGAAGACAACTACAACTTCATATCCTTGTACACAATATCAAACTGTAGCTGGTACTCATACTCAAACTGCCACGGCAGCAGTTTTAGGGGGCGCTGGAGGAGGTACTTCGGGTACTGATGGTGGAGATAGTACTCAGTCTCAAATCAGTGCTACTGGAGGCGATGCAGGAACACAATCTACTGGAGGTTCGGGAGGAACTACATCTTCTGGAGGTTCTAGTAATGGAGATTCTGGTGCTGCTTTGCAGGGCGGCGATGGCGGCGATAATGCTGGAAGTCAAGCTGCTGCTGGAGGTGGTGGCGGAGGCGGCGGATATTATGGTGGAGGCGGTGGCGCTGGTGGTTATGATGGTTATACGAACTCACAGACTGATCCTGGCATAGGACCACAATCAGGTGGCGGTGGTGCAGGTGGATCTGGTTTTGTGCATCCTACTGCTACTGGAACTACAAGTGCATTTGCTGGATCATCTCATCCAAATCGTGGCAATGCAGGAGATCTTCAGGAAGATTCAAGAATTGTTATTGATCCTACATTTATTGAAATTACAACACAACCATCTTCAGTTATTGTAAATTCTGGTGATACTGCAACTTTTACTGCTATTGGTCAAGTAAATGGTGTAACAAGTTCAGTATCTTATCAGTGGCAGAGTAAATCTGGTGCTACTTATACAGATATTTCTGGCGCAACTTCTTCTAATTACACGACAGGTACTTTAAGTGCATCAAATGCTGGCGATACATACCGATGTGTTATTAGCAATGAATTTTGTGCAACGAAAACTACCAATGATGTCGTAGTACTCATTAGTAGTGTTGGATCTCAAACATATACAATTACGACTCCTGGTGAAACTAATATTCCTATTCCCACTGGTGCGAGTGAATTTACTTTTTGGTTATGGGGTGCGGGTGGCATTGGTATTGGAGAATGTCCTGCTAGTGGAGAAGGACTTCAAGCAGGAAACTTTAGTGGTGGTTCAGGAGCATTTGCAACTGGAACAATCAGTAATTTAAGTAGTACTGATACATTAAAAGTATTTGTGGGTGCTACTGGTCAGGGATCGCCATCTGGTATGTCTGGATATGGTGCTGGTCGTGGTGGTCAGAGATCAGAACTTTTATACACTAGATCAGGCAACACCGCTAATTGGTACGTTGGCGGTGGTGGTGGTGCTGGTCAAGCTGGTCAGGGCGGTCGTGGTGGTGCTCCAAATGGATCTGCAGGTAGCGGTAGTGGACCATATGCTGGTGCTGCTGCTGCTAATGCCTCTGGTGGCGGATCTGGCGCTTCATATACCAATGAGACTGTAAGAACTGGTAGTGGTAGTCTCACACAAAAACCATCTTGTACTAATACTAATAATGGTTGGTACACAAGAACTGGAAATAATGAAAACAATGGTGGTCAGGGTGTAAGAGCACTGCAAATTTTATGGGGAGGAACTCTAGTATATGATGGAGGAGCATCAGGAATTGTTGATGGTTATGTAGTTGTTGGAAATTATGCTTACACCTGGGGAACACATAGAGGTAGTGTCTACGGTTGGTGTACTGATGATTCTTGCGGAACTTGTACATCACCAAATGGTGACGTGTGTAACGGATTTGATGTAAAAAGATACAATTATGTAGTTACTAGCGGAGGAAGCACTGGTAGATCTGGCGGTGGCGCTGGTACTGGTTCTGGACTCTACCAAGGAAAGCGTGGGGGCGGCGGTGGATCAGGATGGTTCGGTGGCGGCGGCGGTGGTGGTAATAGTAATGATAACTGCTCTGGAAGCGGCGGTGGTGGTGGATCAGGAGCAGTTTTTGTTGCCGCCACAATTATCAATGATGTTTCTGGAACTTCCTATAGCAATGGAAGTAATGGTCAAGCTGGAGGAGTTAGTGCTCCTCAAAGTGGTCTCTCTGAATATGTCAGTGGTCATGGAGGATCTAGTCAGAATGGTCTTGCAGTAGTTTCTATTAGTGTTCCTGGAGCACTTACACTTACTGGAGTTAATACTAGTAATGTTACTGATGCTTCAGATATTTCTACTGCAACAACAATAGTAGAACCTGCGTACTTATCAGCATCTGGATTTGACTATAATGTTACTATAAGACTTCGTGGCAACAGTCCTGGTGGTAATGGCGGCGATGGTGGTTATGTTCAGGGTACATTTACTGTAAGAGATGGACAGACCTATAGACTTCATTATGATACTAGATATGCTGCTGTGTTCTATGGAACAGGAACAAGCGGCAATAACTGCGTTATGCTTGCTGCCGAGGGTGGATATCAAGGTAATCCTAGAAGCGAATCGGGGGCTGGTGGTTTACCCAGACCATCAGAACCTGATGGTGGTAATGCTGGATATCCTGCTGGTGCTAGTGGATCTAATTTGAATACATCCTATGGCGGCACTGGTGGTTCAACTAGTGGTTATAGAAGTGGTTCTGGTGGATATGGCGGTGCTGCTGGTGGAGATCTTAGTGCCAGTGGTGGCGGTAATGGAGGATTCTTTAGTGCTGGCGGTGGTGGTGGCGGTGTTGATGGTAATGGTGGTGCTGGTGGATTTGGATACTACGGCGGCGGTGGCGGCGGTGGTGGATGGGATCAAGATGTTAACGAGGGTGGTTACTTCGGCGGCGGAGGCGGAGGCGGATCTTCGTACTTTGGTGGTCTTCCAAGTCCTTCATCAAACTCAAACAGTCCTGCAGAGGTCGTTGTGTCTAATACTTCTTATGGAAATGAAAGAGGAGCACCGCAAATTCAAATCATCAGTGTTGCACAGCAATAATTCATGTGATATAATATTGAGGTACATTTGAGGAATTCATGGCAAAGCGCCCTTCACTTACTGGTGGTAACGCCAACATTGAGTCAAAGCCCAAAAAAACTCGCCAGGGAGACGGTCAGCATACTAAATATAGTGCAAGCTCCCGTAATGGAGCCCGTAAACGTTATCGCGGACAAGGAAAATGAGCGAAGAAACTCCAGCACCTAAATCTTATGGTTACGTTGTAGGACGTAGACCTGCCGATCAAGATCACCCAGATAAGAGAGAATCCGAAGAATCTAGTGAGGAAGAGTGATAGTGAGGGAGTGCGAGTAGTCACTCCCCCAAATATTGGATGGTTAGAGAAAAAACTTTCTACAAATGAAGTTGATTATTTGTGGGATTGTATTAACGATCGTGGAAAATCCTATAAAAGCAATCTTGCTGGAAACATCCACGAAAGTAATACTTTAGTTGATCAGTCTGATTGGTTCTATGAACATACACTTTCACCCCTGTGTTATGAATATGAATGCCAATTCAAACCTCTAGGTAGTGTTCAGCATGGTTTAGTTGATTTCTGGGTGAATTATCAGAAGCAGACTGAGTTTAATCCGTTACATAATCACAACGGAATCTATAGTTTTGTTATTTGGATGAAAATTCCTACAAGACACCTGGAACAAAACCAAAATCCAATCGCATTAAACGCAAAAAATCCTAGAATCTCTTCATTTCAATTTTCTTATACCAACACTCTTGGTAAGATTCAGACTTACACATATCAGATGAACCCTGAAGCTGAGGGAATAATGTTACTTTTTCCGTCAGAACTCAGGCATCAAGTATATCCATTCTATAATTGTGATGAAGATAGAATTTCCGTTTCTGGCAATATCATATGAAATCGCAAGTTGAAGAGCATATTAAAGAATGGATTGCTAAAATTTCCGAAGTTCGTCCTGAATTAGGTAATTTTGCAATCTGTCCTTACTCTAACTCCGCAACATATGAGGTCATAGAAGCGCCGATTGACGATATCATGCCTATTAAGGGGTGTGATGTCGTCATTTTTGTCGTTGAAGACTATCTTGATGCTGATGCTATCCAAATGTGGTGTGAAATTTACAACACAATCTACCCAGAATTCATATTTTTGGAAGATTGCGCTAATTATCACACTTTTCTTAATGGAATTCAGACAAATAATGGCAAGTACAACTTAATGTTGTGTCAATCAAAGGTAAAATTGCGTCAACATCGTGAAATTTTAGCAAAATCTGGATATTATGCACATTGGAACGATGCAATGATGCAAGAAATCCTTGGAGATGACTACGAAATTGTAAAAACTACACAAAGAACCGATGGGAAACTCACCAACCGACAAAAGTAAGGACTTCATTAAGTCTGGGATGACTCTAATCACTCAAATTGACTCTGATAGACTGCTAAAAAAAGCAAAACAAAAAAATACTGAACGCAAAAAAGCAGATGACTGACATTATACCAATTTTTCCAACTTTACTCATTAGACACAATACAAAACCTGAGTTTGATTCCATTAAAAAATCTTTTATGGAATATACTTATCATGAAATGTCAGAAACTGATGGTGTAATGAAGTCAAATTTGGGAGGTTGGCAGTCCGAGTCAAATATTCATAAAAGAAATAATTTTAAAAGGTATGCTGAGTTTACATTGACTCACTCAAACCGAGCGTTAGGAGATATATTTAAAGATAATGTTAAAATTGAACTTTTAAATTGTTGGTTGAATGTCAATAATAAAGATTGTATGAATGAGTGGCATTGCCATCCATATTCGGATATTGCAGGTTGTCTATGGATTGACATTAGACCAGGATCAGGCAATCTAGAATTTCAAAATGATCTTCAATATTCACAATATATGTGGCATGAAAATGTTCGTCCAGAAATTTTGATGAGATATAATTTTGGTGGCAATTATAGAATTAATCCTATTCCAGGTCAAATGGTTTTGTTTCCTGCAAACACACTTCATAAAGTGAGTACAAATACTACAGATAGATCTAGAATCTCCTTTGCCTTCAATTTAAAGATACACATGCAATAATCCTCTATAAATAATTGAAAAAACTACTACCAAATGGCGTTGAATCCGTCAAGATCCTATAGGGACTTGAGTTTTACATTCAAAATCAACCCGTTAAGGAAAGATCTCAACATTCTTAAAGATGAGAATGCAATTAAGAGGTCTCTCCTTAACTTATTTTCGTATAGAAAGGGCGAGAAGTTTTTCAACCCAACATTTGGTAGTGGAATTCCTGATCTGTTATTTGAACCATTTGATTTTGCCACCGCTGGAGCTCTGAAGTCTGAGGTAAATAATTTAATTAGTACCTATGAACCCAGAGTTAACTTATTAGAAGTGTTGGTAGACCTGAATTATGAAGAAAACTCATATGATATTCAAATCGTCTACACAATTCCTGATACTGATCCAAAAGTATTCACAACTTCATTAACGTTAACGTCTTCATCAAAGTTATAATCCATGGCATTCGCACAAGTTAGTTCTCTAGATTACGCTGATATCAGATCTGCTCTGGTTGAATACTTAAGGCGTAATACAGATTTTACTGATTATGATTTTGAAGGATCAACCCTCTCAGCAGTGGTTGATCTTTTGGCGTACAATACTTATTATACTGCCTTCAACACAACGATGGCAGTCAATGAAAGTTTTTTGCCTTCTGCCTCATTAAGAGATAATATTGTAAGAATTGCAAAACAACTAGGATATACTGCTAAATCAAAGACTTCATCCACTGCACACGTTGAACTTAAGGTTGATTTTACGGCAGTTGCTGCAGTTGACCAAAGATTGGTGCCAAAATTTCTTACTTTGAAGAAAGGAAATTGCTTTATTGCATCAAATCCAGAAAATAGAAGTGAAACTTATCAATTTTCAGTGCTTGAAGATGTTGTAAGTCCCATTGAAAATAATATTTGCCTAGTTAGTAATCAAGAAGGAAGTGATAATTTGAGAGTTATTGAAGGTGTTTATTTAACCTTCAATTTTGTTGTAGATGATACAATTCCAAATCAAAAATTCGTTATCCCAACAGCAAATCTTGATGCAGAGACTATTAGAGTCAATGTTAGGGAGAATGCTAACTCATCATCACTGACTAAATTTGAAAAAGTATCAAATATCTTAGATGTATCGGCAAATGATCCAATTTTCTTTGTTCAAGAGATTGATGATAGTAGATACGAATTAATTTTTGGTGATGGAGTCTTAGGGAAGGAATTAGAGGATGGTCAGGTCATTGAAGTTTCATATTTGACATCATCTGGACAGAATGGTAACAATATTCAGAATTTTGTTTTCTCTGGAGAGATTTATGATGAAAATAGTTCCAGAATTTTAAATGGAATCAATGTAACTGTAAAATCAAGTAGCAGTGGTGGTGATGATATTGAATCTGATGAACTAATTAAGGCAAATGCGCCAAAATTCTACTCTGCACAGAACAGAGCAGTAACATTAGAGGATTATAAGGTTATTACTCAGAGATTATACTCTGCTATTGCTGATATTATTGTTTATGGTGGCGAAACCGAAGAACCACCAGAATATGGTCGTGTCAAGATTGCTATTAAACCAAAATATAGTGATCTTTTGAGTAATTCTACGAAAAATGACATTTTAACAAAATTAAGGAAATTTACAGTTGCATCCGTAACACCAGTTATCGTAGATCCATCTATTGTTGATGTTTTAGTGGGAGCTAAGGTTTATTATAACCAAACACAGACAAATTTGATTCCTGAGCAAATCAGGAATTTAATTATTTCTAATCTTAATGAATATAACGAAACTAATAACCTTAGTAAGTTTGGTGGTATTATTAGAAAGAGTAAAGTGACTACAGTTATTGATTCTGCTCAGGAATCTATTACTGGTAATAATACTGTGTTCCGTTTAAGAAAAAAATTAGTTCCAGCACTTAACACCAAGGCACAATATCTTCTTTGTTATGTAAATCCATTTAGATCATACTGTGATGGAACAACTACTATTACCAGCACTAAATTTAGAATTAGTGGGTTTGATGAAGATGCTTATCTTGAGAATAATGAGTCAGGAACAATAAGAATATATAGTATTGATCCAGTTACTGCCGAAAAGAAAATTTTAATTGATGATGCTGGAATCGTCAATTTTGATAAAGGTGATGTAACTTTAAATTCCATTCAAATTACAAGTGGAAGTGATGCCGATAATAATATCTACATTACTGCAACTCCAAAAAATGACGATATCTTTGCAGTTAGAGAGGTATATTTGAACCTCTCATTAGAAAATAGTACTTTCCAAGTATTCCAAGAAGTAGCGTAAAATGAATTTTAATAAGTTAACAATATCAGATTTAGTTGATCAGCAGTTACCATCTTTTGTTGCTGAAGAGTTTCCTACTTTTGTAAAATTCTTTGAAGAGTATTATAAGTCATTAGAAGTTTCTGGTGGCATTTTAGATATCCAGAATAATTTCTTAGAGTATAAAAATGTTGATAATCTCCAAAAATTTAACTTAGTTAGACGTTATATTTTACAAACTGCTATTGATGAATCTGCTACTTCTATTGTAGTGGATAAGATTGATGGTCTTTCTACCGATGGTGGCATTATTGGAATTGGTAGTGAGATTATTCAATATGAGACCGTAAATATTTCTACACGAACTCTTACTGGGTGTAAGAGAGGATTTACTGCGACCACGAAATTTGATAATCAAAAAACTACAGTCAGAACCAGCAATGCTCAAAGTCATGCTACAGGTGCTGCTGTATTAAATTATTCAAACTTGATTCTCTTCTTCATATTGAAGAACTATGAGGAACAGTATCTTGCTGGATTCCCACACGAGAATATTTCTGATCAGATTGGTAAAGATACACTGATTAGAAATATCAAAGATTTTTATAGTTATAAAGGAACAGATCTTTCAGTTCAGTTTCTTTTCAGGGCACTATTTGATGAAGAAGTTACTATTCGCTATCCAAAAGATAGAGTTATTAAATCTTCTTACTCTGACTGGACTGTTGATGATATTATTAAGGTAGAAGAAATCCAGGGAAATCCTTATGACTTAATTGGTGCCCAGATTAGACAAACAGATGCCACAGGAGTAATTCAAACTCAGGCAATTATTGATGATTTACTTGTCAATAATATTTCTAATTATGCTTCTGGATCCAAAAACATTTATGAGCTCAGATTAAACGTTCTTGAGTCTCAACCATTTTCAATTCCAAATACAACCATACTGAGAAGGAATATTTCTGCTACAGACACAGTAGTTACTGTTGATAGCACACTTAGTTTTCCTGCAGTAAATGGCATTATTGAAATTGATGGTGAAGTTATCACATATAGAACAAAAACTATCAATCAATTTATTGATTGTGGTAGGGGTACTTATGGCACTAATGCTACAGTACATTCCACAAATGCTGATGTAAGAACGACAGAATTTATTTTTGGATATCCTCCTGGAAGGGGAGAAGAGAGTGATAAAATTAGAATGAGAGTGCTTGGACTACTCTCAGAAGTAGATATTAAAGATGGTTCAAATTATTTTGAAGATGGGGAAAAAATTAAACTTTCTGCTGACGGTGCAACCGACTCCAGAGTACAATTTACTAGTTGGCAATTAAATGAAGTAGGGAGATTATCTTCCAGTTCTGATATTCAAGTTAATGCTGCTGTTGAGAACATTCCCACCGAAACATTCTCGGTATTTAAAGATAATAATTATGCTTATGTAACTAGTGCTGGTTTACCTAGACATCCAATCGGTGCTTTCGGTGGCGTTGGATTTGATATCAGAAATCAGCATATTTTAAAATCAATTCCATTAGAATCGGAAAAAAGTACCAGAGAAGAATTCACAGGCAATCTTCCTGTGGGATTGTTTATTAATGGTGTTGAAGCGTTTAGTCCACAAGACTATGAAGAAATTTCTTTTGGTGGAATTGAAAATGTTAGTATTTTAGAGAATGGTATTGGATTTGAAGAAGATATTCAACCATTGTTTAGGATAGCAAATCCAACTGGCAATGGAGCAACGTTCAGTGCTAAAGTAGTTGATGGCAGAGTAACTTCAATTTCTGTTGTTAACGGTGGTCAAAACTATACTACAGATCATGATCTTGAAGTAACTTATGGTTTTGATGCTACAGCATCAATTGCTCAAGATGCTCATTTAGTGAATGGTGAAATTAAAACTATTACTGTCGGAAATGCTGGTCAGGATTACGTTGCAACTCCTAGCGTAGAGATTACTGATCTCTCTGGAAGAGGTAAGGGAGCATTCGCCATTGCTGAAGTAACTAATAATCAAGTTACTGGAATTACTGTTTTGAATGGCGGTACAGATTATACAGATAGAAGTCAAATTAGAGTAAGAATTGTATCTAAAGGAACAGGTGTATTTGCTAGAGCAAATGTAAAGAAATGGGCATTTGATAGAGTATTTAAAACAAAGAATGCTCCTGCTGCTAATGGTAATTTTGCAGCTGCGCCAGTAGTTAGATCTGATACTGGTAATGGATATTTGTATCCTAGTAGAAATGCTGCATATGGTCTTCAATATGGTTATCCTTCAAATCCTAGAATCTTGAGGCATGATCTTCAAGATAATGTTCTTGGTGTTAATACAAATTATGCTGAGAAACCTTCAGGGTTTACACACTCACCTATTCTTGGATGGGCATATGATGGTAACCCAATTTATGGACCATATGGATATAGTAATCCTGTAGATGCTACCAGTGGAGTTGTAAGGCAGACATCATCGTATATTCTGAAAACAACTGCAGATGCTACTAGACCTAGTACAACAAAATATCCTTTGGGTGCATTTGTTGAAGACTATCAATTTACTCAGGGTTCTGGTTCATTAGATTTCAGTAATGGTCGTTTCTGTAAAACACCCGAATATCCAGAAGGTAGATATTGCTACTTCTTGACCGTTGATAGTAACGGAGCAGGAGTATATCCTTATATCTTAGGAAGAAGTTTTTATTCTGTTCCTGCAAAAAATAATTTTAATCTTGAGTTTGATCAGAAGAATGACAACAATATTCCTCTAATTGCAAGAAGAATTAGAACATCAAATACTCCTACTAGAGGATTTGATGCATCCTTGGTAGTAGGAGATGTTGCAAGAGGCAGTATTGATAAATTTACAGTAGTAGAATCTGGAAATACATTCAAAAATACTGATTATCTGTATATCAATAATGATGATACTGAAGGATCTAGAGCTTTCGGAAGAGTTTCTGAAGTAAAGGGAAAGAGTGTACCAAGAGTCTCTTATAAAGTTGCTGCTGATCCCAATAGTAGTGAAGGATCGTCCAAATATTATGAAATTGGTCTTGAGAGTTGGACCAGCACACACAATGCACCAATTCTGTTTACGCAGGCATTGAACGACCCAACGGGTGCTTCCAACCAAGCATCTTGGTTGCGAGATTATATTAATTCTGTTAAAGCAATTAGTGCTAATGCCACAGTATCCGTCACAACTATTCCTGGACCAGATAATAGAAGTCTTTCTCATGCAGCATTCACAATAGACCAAACACTTCAGGCAGCAATTAGATCTGCTGTAGGATCAACTAATCCAGCTGGTACTATTACAAATGAACAGTATACTATTGTTCCTGCTGATGGTGAAACTCACACCATTGATGGTACATCATATCCAGTTATGGGTAAATTGTATGTTCCTACAGGGTTGGCAGCAAGTTCTATTGATGTTGTAGTTGTATTCCACGGAACGGTCACTGATGATGGTGTTACAACTATCCAAGATGCATCAGAAACCTCACTAACACAATTTATTAATTCAAGTGGTGTTAATGTAAGAGACAAGATTGTCTTCTCTGTCGCATATCCTCAGGATCATATTTCTAATACATTACAGTATAATTTACCTGGGGTTGGCGAACAGCAGTCAGACTTCCTTATGGGAGATAACCTACCTTATGCTAGAGCAGCAGTTGGTTGGGTTAAGAACTCCTTGAATGCTTATATCACAGCTCAGGGCGGTTCTAAAACTATTGATGATGTTTACCTGTTCGGTCACTCTCAGGGTGGTAAACTTGTTTCTAAGATGAATACCTTAGAAACGGGTATTGCTGGTGTTGTTGCAAACGCTCCTGGTCCTATTCAATTTGATCAAACTTGTTCGGCTGATGGATCTAACACATCTTGCTCAAAGGTTGCTGCAATTCATGGTGTTCCTGGACAATCTGTTCCTGTTACGAATGGTATTCCAACAGCACCATGGCCAATTAATGTAAGTGCTCCTCAGTATGCAAACACAACATATGATGTTACTGTTGAAACTTCCGAACCTCACAATCTTTCTAATGAAGATCAAGTAACATTAACACTGGATGTACAAGCAGTTTCTATTACGAAAACATTTAACGTAAGAGTGTCTGATTATCAGACAATTACTTATACTAAACCATCAGTAACTACAACTCTGGTCGCTGATGTAGCTTTTAATGCCAGTGTAATCAATATTGATACTCCTGATGCCGCAAACTTTAGATTAAACGATTATATTAAAATTAATGATGAGATTTTAAAAATTACTGCAATTGATACTAGCACTGGTCAACTTACAGTTGATAGGAATCAATTTAATACTCCACTCAGATTACATGCATCAACAAACACTGTATCATTGCACATTCCAGATGATGCTCCTGATTATAGATTGACTGTTGGTGGATCTGTTTCTGCTGCTGGTATTGCTGGTGTGATTTATGCTATCAATAAAGAAAAATCAACAATTGATGTAAGAGTTACTTCAGGAACAATATCCAGTGGAACTACTATCCTTGATAATTCAACTTCAACTGGAAGGCAAATAATTATTTCTAGTGTTTCTGGAAAGAGTGTATATTGGGAAATTGATCCAACGGGAACAGGAAATTATTATGTAAGAGATTTCCAGTTTAGACTCATTAGAGGAACAAAGTATGTATTTGATTTAAGTGACGGCACAAACTTAAATCATAACCTTGTTTTCTCAGAAGATTCTGCTAATGTAAACACATTATCAAATGTGTCTTACATTGGTACTCCAGGTACTCCTGGTGCTACTGCAACTATTGAAAAAGCAGCATTATTGAATTTTGATGTATCAAGAGTTTATTATTATGATGAAGCGAGAACTGTTTTAAACAACAATAAGTTTTTTAGTGTACTTTTACTTCCCGCAGGCACGCAGACAGTAAATGTAGTAAATCCTACTAAATTTAAGTTTACTGCACCATTCCAACCAGAGGTTCCTGAGTGGTTGAACTTAATTTCATATAAAACTACATCTAAGACTGCTATTGGTGAAATTTCTAGCGTCTCTACAATTGATGGTGGCGAAGGTTATAAGAAACTTCCAAAGATTGAAGGTATTACACATAGTTTGCTAGATGACTTGAGAACTGAAATTACTTTAGTTGGTGGAGCAATTTCTAATGTTAAAGTAGTGAATGGTGGATCTAGATATTCATCACACACCAAATTATTTGTCAATAGTCAGACTGGTTCTGGTGCTAAGTTAACACCAACAATTGTCAATGAAAAAATTACATCTATTACAATAGATGCTCCTGGTACTGGATATTCTAGCTCTGACACTATCTTAGCTGTAGATACCAATGCAAAAATTTATGCAGAGGGTGAAAATATTGGAAAAATTAGAACAGTTCGTTTCAATAATAGTGGAAGTCAATTCACACCAGATCGTACTTTAAGTAAGAGTTTATTATTCAATAAAAAAGTTATTGTTAAGGGTCTTGTTGACGACGGATATAAGTTGGCAGAAGTGGTGACTACTTCTGGTGGTTTTGAGGCAAAAGTTGATGAAATTTCTCTGATTAGTACTGGAATTTATTTACTTAATCTTTCAGTTGTTGCAGGAGAATTGAAAGCAAACGATGTTTTAACTGGTCAAATTAATCAAAGAACATCTACAGTAACTTATGTAACCAATCCTGATATTGTTGGTGTGGTTAAGGCATTCATTGCTAAGGTTGGATTCTTTGATTCTGATTTAGGCAAGATTAGCTCATCTTCTCAGAAAATCACTGATAGTAATTATTTCCAAGATTTCTCTTATGTTATCAGGAGTACTAAAGGTCTGAGTGATTATAAGCAATATGTTGACGAAACTACTCATCCACTCGGATTCAAATTATTCGGTGAAGTTGCTATTGAAAATGATGTAGACTTTGATGATACAGTAACAGGTTTACCCTTTAGTATTGGTCTTGGTGAAGATCCAACAGCAAATGAAGTTATTATTCAACTTCCAGACATCAATGTAGAATCTGATATTGTATTTAAAAAGTATGAATTATCAACGATAAACACGGTCAATATCAAAGCATATGGTGGATCTGGTGCTGCTAGACTTAATTTCTTAGATAATCAGATTGAAGCTACAAAGATGGCAGATCTTTCTGGTAGTTTTGATGGAGCAAGAGCAACATTTACGTTATCTACTAATGATGGAAACTTTCCAACAGATACATCAAATACATCTGTACTTCTTGCTCTGAATGAGATTTTCCAGGAACCTTATCAAACGATGGACATCACAGGTATCTCTTATGATGCTGGGATGATGACAGTCACTACTGATGGTGATCATGGATTTGCAGTAACAGTTACTGGGTCTACATATCCAGATCAAAAGTATGTTCATATTTCTGGCGTAGCAAATTCTGTTGCAAATGTCAATTTTAATGATAAATTTGAAATTTATGATGTACCATCATCTAATACTTTCAGAGCAACTATTAATAATCCAAATGGAACTCTGACTAATAATGATCCAGCAGTTTGTGCTGATGTTCAATCAACGATTGATAATTTAACAACAATTCTAACATATTATACTGCAAATCCATCTGCAACAAGACCTATTGTAAATGAAGGTATCTGGACCGATCCTACTAAAGGACCAGTTAGTGCAAACAGACATAGGGATGGTGCTAACTTAATCAGTGCCAATAAGTTTGAGATTATTGATAGAGCAAATGCTGAAATTTCTCTGCAGCATCCCGATTTTTATTATCCTAATGATCCTCAAACTAATGGATATAGCAGATACAGAGATGCATATCGTCTGATCATGACCAACCGCAAGGAATTGATTGACAGAGGTGCCGCCCACATTGCCGTAGAGCATCCTGATTTTGTTTATCCTGGCGATCCTACCACCGCTAGTGATTATCGCTTTAAGGACGCTTATAGACTCATCCAACAGAACAGACAGGAAATTATTGATAATGCTTGGACTACCATGCAAGCAGGATCAAATACTGCTGATCCTGCGGTAGAGACTAAGTGTAAGCGTGACATCGGATTGTTCATTGATTATACATCATTGGATCTTGTCAACGGCGGTAATGAGTATGCTCGCAAGTTTGCTCTTCAGTATTTTGATGATCAAGGCAATCCTCTTACCAATGGATTGGTCGGTGAAGAATTAGCATCAAATGATGCTTTCAATGCTGCTAAGGACAACATGATCCTGGCATTTACCAACCAACTGACAGTTACTGATACTACAATCACTCCTGATCCTGCTACTGGATCTAATACTCATGCTGCATCTTGTGCAAACGTAACCTCTGCGATCACAACTCTTACAGGTATTGTTACTGCTGCTATTGCTGCAGGATCTACTGCTGGTCTTCCTACTGAGACTATCGGATCTGATAGAACTGGCGAAGCGAAGTGCAAGCGTGATCTTGGACTTTTTGTTGACGCCATGGCATTAGATGTTCACACTGGTGGTAATGTTTATGCCCGTAAGTTCCTCAAGCAATACTTCAACGCTGCTGGAACATCATTCACCACTAATGGTCTTGACGGTGAAATTCTTGAGTCTATCACAGCATTCAATAAGGTCAGAGATCTTATGAAGGAAGCAATTGTCAACCAGTTGCTTGCAAAGGATCTTACAATTACTGCTGCCAATGCAAACTATTGGGGATCCGCTGTTGGTACACCAACAAACGTCACCTATGACGCAAACACGGGTATTTCTGTAATTACTATTGCTAATCATGGACTCAGCAATGGCGACGATGTTGTGATTAAATCTAATGGTATCACCATGACATGTTCAATGGATGGTAACGTTGCTGAGAAGTCTTATCCAAGACTTGCTGATGGAAATCATGAGCAATCTTTGGCAGTTTCCAACGTAACCACAGATACTTTTGAGATTAACGTTGGTACATCACCAAGAGTAAATCATCAGGTTTCTAGTGCAACTTATGATCCTGTTTCTGGTGATGTTACGATGGACATCGGCACACATTCACTGCGTGCAGGAACATCAATTAAACTGAGAGATGAATGCTTAACTTTCACATGCTCTTTGGATAATCATCAGACTCAGCATTCATATCCTAAGACAACTATTCTTAGTGAAACAATTGAGACTGCTGACTATGATCCTGTAAATGGTGTTCTTACAGTTACTGTAGAGAATCATGGGTGGGAGAATGGAGATTTCATCAAATTTGACGACAACTCTGTAGTATTCACATGTGCTAGAGATGGCAATCAAAGTGAGCACTCATACCCACGTCCTGGACAAGATCCTTATGCTGGTAAGTGGATTCCAATCTACGATGTGTATTATGACACCTTCAAGGTTAAGGTTGGTGTTTCTTCTGACACATCAGCACATACATTTGTCCGTGCTACAGAGAATGGTCTCAAGAAGAAAAAAGATAAGACTTACGATACTGCAGTTCCTATTGTAACGAAGACTGCAACTACTATTACAATTAATGTTGGTAGTTCCACTGATACTTCTACGCATACATTTGTATCTGCTCTCAGCGATGCTGTAATTTCTGGTGGCGACTATTCTCATACTTTTGTCAGAGCAGCGACCGATGCAATCGTAAGACCTGTTGTTAATTCTCCTGTTGCAAACAATAGCAATGGAGCATGTGCAGATGTTCAAAGCAACATTGATAACCTTGTCAGTATTGTAACCACATATCTCAATCAAGGATCTCTGGTATCGCCATTAGCACTTCCAATTGAGTCTATGCGTGTACCATCCTTTGGAGAAGGTAAGTGTAAGCGTGACATCGGACTTATTGTTGATGCAATTATCGCTGATATGAGATCTGGTGGTAACTCTAACATTCTTGATGCTACAGAGCGTTATATTAATGGAGCTTCTCTGCTTACCAATGGTATTGCAGGTGAACTTGCAGAATCTACTACTGCATTTAACAAAGCGCGTGACATGGCAAAACTTGCTATTGCAAACCAGTTATACAGCAAAGACTTCACTATTCTACCTGACTTCCTTTCAACATCAGGAACTCTTGATTCTAGTGATGTTACTAATGCCCTTCTTACTGAAGGTCAATATGCATATAGTAATTCTGATATAACATTCTATGAAAAACCAAAAGAAGGTACTACATTCTATTCCAAGTTCTTTAAATTTGTTGATAGTGCTGATGATGCAAGATATTCTTATAAAATTAAGGATATTCTTTTTGATGGTACATCTACGAGATATGACCTTCTCAAGAAAAACGGGACAAATGTTGTAACCGAACCAGATGAAAATCTGTTGGTATTTGTTGATGGTGTTATGCAACTTTATGGCGAATCTTATACAATTGACAGATCAGTAAATCCAAACCAGATTGTATTTACTAAACCAATTGCAAGAGATAGACACTTCTTTGGATTTACGTTCAGTAAATATAAAATCTTAAATAACTTCTCACACCTTCTTGATAATAACAGAAAATCTTTTGAACTTCAATTTGGTGACGATAACATTATTCCTCCAGATATTCATCAAATCTTGGTGCTTCTTGACGGAGTTCCTCAGAGAGAAGGTGAAGCATTCACGATTGTTGATAACGTATTGACATTTGCTGAGGCACCTCAAACAGGTAAGAATTGTCATTGTTTATATTTCTATGGTAAGACATTTGATAAAACTATTTCTATTTGGAACGGTAATGTATTTGAAGACTTAGAATATATCGGCAATAATAGTCCAGATGGTTGCAGATATCAAAATAAAGTTGCAAATACTGGTGATATTATCTTCCCTGGAGACCTTATCAAAATTGACGGCGAAACCCCCAAGGAAATTATTAGAATTGATAATAAAGCACTTGAAAATACTGATAATCTACTTTATACAGCATTTGTATATACTGATAACTCATATATTCGCGGTAAAAATGCTGTTGCAAATGCAGTAATTACAGGAGTTCCTGTTTCTGGTGGAAATACTGTTGGAATTGAAAATACAGTTGGTGTTTCTGGGACTTATGGTATTCCTACTGTCTTTGAATATCAAGTGACTGGTGCTCAAATTACTAACGCTGGTCTTGAATATGATGTTGCTCCAGAGGTTATCTTTAAGACTACATGTGACAATCCTGGAGTTGGTGCTAAGGGGTACGCTGAAATTACTAATGGTAAAGTGACTAATGTTGTAATCACAGATGGTGGTTCTGGTTATAATGCTGCTCCTGAAATAATCTTTGCTAAAAAGTATGAAATTATCAGACCACATACACCACTATTCGCCAAAAAAGATATTATTATTGATTATACTGCTATAGGTGGCAATGCTGGTCTTGGACTTGGGGTCAGCAATGAAAGTGAAGTTGAAGATATTCTCCCTCTGGTTGTTTCGCAGATCAGTGCAGAAAGAACTATTCATGTTCAAACTCAACTTCATAATGCAGACAGAACTAATGAACCTGGACTTGCATATAACCTGAATACGTTTGATCAACTTAAGTTCCAGTTTGAACCTATTCAACTCAATGATCCTCTTGCAAATTACCTTGGAACTGGAGTTACCATTGAGCATATGACTCGTTACGCTCCAAATATCACGATTGGAGACTTTACTACGCACGCAGGTGTTGCATACGGTTCCGCTGGTGGTGTTATTATTAACCTCCCTCTTGATGCATATGTTTCATACGGTCTAACACTGAACGGTGCTATTAATGATGCTGTCACTACCGTTACGGTAACTGGTAATGTAGCAAACTTCCCACCTGCAGGATATTTGGAATTTGGTGACGAAACTATGGAATATACATCAATCTCTGGTCAAGACTTTACGGTTGTCAGAGGTGTCAAGTCTACAACAGCGTCTGCACACGCAGATGGCGATTATTTAAGACTCGCTTGGCGAGGGTGATAAATATAAATAACACAAGGAAAACTGTAAACTTTATAGAGAAATGCCAGCTTTAATTTCTGAACAATTTAGGATTCATAATGCACAGCAGTTTGAAGAAGCGTTTTCTGAAGCCGCTGCCACCAACATGTACTTTTTCATGGGTAGACCACAAAACTGGGGCACCACTGCTGTACCTGGCGCTCTCTCATATATTGGTCAACCTGCAGGTAGTCAGCACAGCGGTTCTTATCTCGCTGCTCCGAACGAAAACAATCCTCCAACTCCAATTGATAGTTTTAATTACGAAAAGGAGATCTTTGATGACATGATTTCTCTTAAGAGAATTCAATCATCTGATGTAAGATTGGTCGTCAAAAGATACAACTGGACATCTGGAGTCACATACTCCATGTATCGTTCAAACTATAGTGCAGACTATAAAGCAAATTCTGCTGGTGAAAATGCTCCCCATCTCTATGGTGGTAGGTATTATATTGTCAATGACTATAAAGTTTATAAGTGTATCTACAACGGTTCATCTCCTGCTAATCCCAACGGAACTGCTTCTACAGTTGCTCCCACTGGTACGGGAACAACTATCTTTAGTACCGCTGATGGATATAAGTGGAAGTTCCTTTATAGCATCGGTACAGACGATGTAATTAAATTCTTCACTACTTCTTATATTCCTGTTCCTGCTGCTTGGGGTGTCGGTACTGCTGGCGATCCTACTAATGGTGTTGATGTTAAAGCAGCTGCTGTAGATGGTGCCATTGATACAGTAGTTATTAAGGTTGGTGGCACAGGATATACAGACAATGCTGTCACTGGATATACTAATGTACCCATTCGCGGTGACTGGCAGAAGAATGGTGGAACACAGGCATTTGCAACTCTTAAAGTTAGTAGCGGTGCAGTCACAGAGGTAACAGTTACAACTCCTGGATCTGGATATACCTACGGTTACATTAACGTAAATGCTACTGAAATCTCTGGTATTGGTGCTCCTGGAACCAGTGCGGTTTTAGAAGTAATCATTCCTCCTTCTGGTGGACATGGATACAACATCAATAAGGAACTCGGAACCAAGCGTGTTATGGTCAACTCCAGAGTTCAGTATGATGAGAACCTTGAGTTCCCTGTTGACACAGACTTCAGAAGAATTGGTATTATTCGTGATCCAGAGCAAACAGGTGGTGGTGTTGCGACAAGTTCTACATACAATGCTCTTGTAGCGATTAAGTTTCCTTCGGCAACTGTTGCATCATTTAATATTGATGAAGAAGTTACCCAAGCAACTACAAACGCCAAAGGTAAAGTTGTTTCGTGGGATTCTAGCACTAAGATTCTGAAAGTTTATCAGAGTTCTTATGAGCATATTACTACTGGTGATCAGAAAGGAGATCTTCCTGCTTTCTCAGGCGGTAATGCAATCACGGGTGCAGTTTCTGGGTCAGTTGAGACTCCAGAAACAGGTTATAGTTTGACTACTTCTAACTTGACATTTACCAACGGTTACGCTGGATCTGAGATCAAGAAGTATACTGGAGATATCATTTATGTTGAAAACAGAAGAACAGTTTCTCGTTCAATTGATCAGATTGAAGACGTAAAACTAGTCGTAGAATTCTGATATATATCATAGATCAAATCCCATTCTAGCTTAGTAATATGCCCCAGAGTACGAATCTAAATAAAGCTCCATATTTTGATGATTTTGATCCCAATAATAGTTTCTATAGAGTACTCTTTAGACCTGGATATTCCATCCAGTCTAGAGAGTTAACTACTCTACAATCTATTTTACAAAATCAGGTTGAAAATCTTGCTAGAGCAAACTTTAAGCAAGGATCTATTGTAGTACCTGGGGAACTTGTTGTAGATAGGCAATATAATTATGTAAAAGTAAGTTCATTTACAAATAATCTTCAAATTACTGATTATATCGGTAAGAAGATGACTGGCAATACCTCTGGTATCACCGCAACGGTTGTTAATGCAACAGCACTAACTTCAACTGATTCTCCTACTTTGTTTGTAAAATATGAGAGTGGTGGTGATACAAATACTGCACAAACTTTCCAGGAAGGAGAGACAATCACTGCAGATTCACCTGGAAGTCCTACTGCAATTGTTGGTGTTAGCGGAAACGTAAAACCAACTCTTAGTACTGCCATGGGATATGGCACAGCAGTCACAGTTAGAGAGGGTATCTATTTTATTAATGGTACATTAGTCAAGAACGATACTCAAACTATCATCCTTGAGAAATATAATAATACTCCAACTTATAAAGTTGGTTTCATTGTATCTGAGCAACTGACAACTCCAGAAGAAGATCTTTCCCTTCTTGATAATGCACAAGGATATTCTAACTATGCTGCTCCTGGAGCACATAGACTTAAGATGACGGTGACATTGGTCTCAAGACCACTTGATGCACCAGATCAAAGAGATTTTGTTCAGTTACTTCAAATCAAGAATGGCATTTCTACTGCAACTGTAGAACTGTCTAATACCAATGGTCTTATTGAAGACATTCTTGCAAGAAGAACATTTGATGAATCTGGTGATTATGTAGTAAGAGAATTTTTACTCAGTCTTAAAGAAAGTCTTGCAACATCTGATAACAATGGTATCTACACTATTGCACAAGGTGGTAGTGCAGATAAGTTTGTAGCAGTTCTTGAACCTGGCAAAGCATATGTCAAGGGTTATGAGATTGAGACTACATCAACTAGATATGTTCAGATTGATAAAGCTAGAGATACTCAAACTCAAGAAAATAACTCTATTACTACCACAGAGGGATCTAATTATACTGTAAAAAATCTTCTTTCATTTCCAGACGTTGAAAGCAGAACAGCAGCAATTGCTGGACTTGGTACAGTTAGTACAAACGCTGGTCAGGAAGTAAATTTATATAGTAAGCACAGTGATATTGAATTTGGCGATACAACTAAAAACTTAGATGGTACACCGCCAGAGACTGATGCATATTATATTTTCACACTTTCATCCCTCTCTGCAACTACAAACCCAGTAACTGTTGGCGGCGGATCTGCTAACTGGGTTCTTGGCAGCCAGCAGGGAACAATGTTTGCATATCACATTAATGCTTCGCAGGACAAAGCATTTGCGATAGGTAAGCGTACTAGTGGAAGTGGTTCATTTGATATCGGCAACCAAATTAACATTGGTTCTCAAACAGCAACTGTAAGATCAGTAGAATTAGTCTCTACTCCTTTCGTTGGTATTGGTAAAACTAGATCATTTAAGTATTTGTCTGGTACATCAACCAATGGCGAATACTCTAAAGATGCCCAATTTAAATTTGGATTGTTTGGTCTTGAGTATTTTGTAAAAATCAGATGTAGAAATCCTCTTAACTTCACTCTTGGTAAGTTTATCACTGGTCAAACTAGTGGTGCTGTAGGAATTGTAGAGCAACTTATTGATGATAGTAGAGAGTTAGTTCTTTCTAGAGTAACAGGTGAATTTATTGAAGGTGAAACTCTGTTGTCCGAACAAACTGGATCATCAACACCAAATAATTTTGTTGAAAGTGAAGGAACTATTAGAGAGTTTAAAGTTGAAACTTTTGGTTCGGCATATGTTGATGCCGCAGATATTACTGAAATCAATATTGGTGGTGTAAATCGTTTGACCGACATTGGTGCTTCTAATATCACTATTTCAACCAATGAACTGAGATCTATTGTTATCACTGATGCTGCTAGACTTGCTATTGGCAAGTTTAATACAGCTCCAGAAATTGAAATTGTTGCTACATCAGGTTCTGGTGCAAAATTAACACCTGTTATGAACTACAACAACGTAGTTTCATACAACTCATCCTTCGTTAAGAGTTATTTTGGTAATACGACTGGAAATCCATTTGCTGGAGACATCGCATCATTAGAATCTACATTCTATGTCGCTGGTGGTGTAACTTTTAGTGCATCCGAAGGTGATTATTTCATCTCAGCAGATAACCTTGGTTCAAGACCTGATCTTGATCTTGTTGATGGTGATATTATCTCACTTAATGACAATGTAGGTGTTAATAGAAAATACACTGTAAAGTTTGCTTGTATTGATGGCGCAACCTCAACAGCAAGAATTTATGTTTATGGTGAGATTCTGTCGTCATTCACTGCTAAGACTATTCAAAGAAAGCGTTCTAAGTTGTCTGGAGTCTCCTCTAACACGCTTATTTACCCCCTTCCCAATAAGAATGTCAAGACCCAGGTCTTAGACCCCGATAACACCAATATCAACTATACTGTTGCAAGAGAGTTTTTAGGTGCTTTTGATGCTAGTGGAAGAACTACAGTTAGTGTAGGAACCAATGAGCAATTCTTGGGATATTCCTCTAATTATATCATGTCAAATCCAACCAGTGGTCAACTCCTTGATATCTCTGGTGCGGTAACTCTTGGTGCCAACGCACAGAGTGTCACTATTGATATGAGTAGCTTTGGTACTCAGCATCAGAATGACCCATATAAACTTATTGCTGTAGTTAGAAAAACTGATACTTCACCGAAGAGAAAGATTCTCAAAACAAATATAGAATATAATGTTGCAACTGGATTTAACGATCCTGTAATTCCTCTTCAATATGCTGATGGATATAGACTCAGAGCAGTTTATATGTCCTCAACTACTTCTCCTGCAACAGCTGCTGACGTTGAGATTACTGACAGATTCATATTTGATGGTGGTCAGAGAGATACCCACTATGATCTGGCAAGAATTGTCTTGAAACCAGGAGAAATTGCTCCTTCTAATCAACTTTTAGTTGTCTATGATTATTTTGACCACATTGGTGGTGTTGGTACAGGTAATGCTGGTAGTGGATATTTTACTGTAGATTCATATACTGGAATTGATTATGGCAATATTCCCAACTTTGAGTCTTCAGTCCATGGCAATATTTCACTGAGAGATGTTGTTGACTTCAGACCAAGAGTATCTAATTTTACTGGACTGAACACTGAAACTGTACTTCCTGGGTATAGTGATGCAAGAACAATTAATGCACTTAAGTTCAATGGAGCTGGAGCATCTTCAGCACCATTACCTATTTCTGAAACAGTATATGAATCTGGATATCAATTCTATTTAAACAGAATTGACTCACTCTATATTTCTAAGACTGGTAAGTTTGTAGTTGCTAAAGGAACTCCTTCACTCAATCCACAGACACCAGAAGAACTTTCTGATGGTATTCTTCTTTATCATCTGAATATTCCAGCATATACTTATAAACTATCTGACGTTACTACTAAGAGTTTTGATAATCGTCGCTATACGATGCGCGATATCGGTAAACTTGAGAAGAGAATTGAAAAACTTGAATACTATACTGTTCTTAGTTTGCTTGAGCAAGATACTTTCAACTCTCAAGTTAGAGATGAGTTTGGTAACGATAGATTCAAGAACGGTATTCTCGTAGATAACTTTGAGGGTCATGGGGTAGGTAATACTGCATCTACTGACTATAAGTGTTCTATTGATACTCAGACTGGTGTTCTTAGACCAACTTTCGCCTCATCACAGACTTCACTTGAAGAAAGAAATACAACAGATCTTCAAAGAACTGCTAGTGGATATTCTAGAAAGTCTGATTTGATTACTCTGCCATTCACTGAACAAAATACTATTGAGAATAAGTACTCAACAAAAACTCTTGTTCTCAATCAAGGCAAATCAGCTAAGTTTTCTGGCGGCATGACACTTTCGCCAAATATTGATGAGTGGAAGGATACTTATAAAATGCCTGAGTTAGTTGTTAATGAGAACTCAGTTTTTGATGTTGTTAAAAATGATAATAATGTCTGGGGTTCTTTCTGGAATGAATGGCAAATTTCTTGGACTGGTACTCCAACATATACATTAAACAATTCCACAAATACTACTGGAACTCAATTTGCCGATGATCCTAATTTAGTCATCAAAGGTAAGACTAGAACCAGAAGTAGAAATGGAACACAAAATAGATTATCGCCATATGGTGCATCTTCTACTGACAGAGGTCAGAGAGCTGTATCTACACCATATATTCCATATATCAGAACCAGATTAATCAAGTTTGTTGCAGAAGGTCTTGAACCTGACACACAACTTTATGCTTTCTTTGATGGTATTGAAGTTTCTGCATGGGTAAACCCAGATGATGTAACTAACATCGCCACACCATATACAGGAATGGCGGGTTATGCTGAGAAAGGATTTGGGGAAAAAGTTGTTACTGATAAAAATGGCAACATTAGTGGTTTCTTCTTAATTCCTAATGGATATTCTCCTGTCAAAGGAAAGAAAACTTTAGACCTATCTAATACTCCTTCTTCTTTCTATGATACAACGAGTGATAAGAAGTCATTTGTTGCTGGTAGCAAATCACTCAGATTAACTTCTAGTTCTACTAACTCTGGTGACTCTGCTGATGTAACTACATTTGCTGAGGCAGTTTATACTGTAAGTGGTCTGCCAGATACTACTACCAATTCAATTCAATCAACGAGAGTTCCTTATATCAACAGAAGATCTACTTCTAATTCTGATACTGTTCAGCGTATCGGAAGTTCACTGGTTAACATTAATCAAACTGGTCTTTTAGATCCACTGGCACAAAACTTCAGAGTTTCTGGTTTTGAGGGTGGATTGTTCCTTTCTAGTATTGATTTGTTCTTCAAAAACAAGCAGACTCCAACTCAATCTGATACTAACAGACCAGTATCAATTTACTTGACTGAAACTAATGGCGGACTTCCTACTAGAAATGTCATTCCGTTTAGTGAAGTAACAATGAGGTCTGATACTGAACTTAGAATTAAGATTAATACTAATGTTCCATCTGGTGAAACAATTAATGCTGGTGAAACTATCACTGGATCTGTGTCTGGTGCATCAGGAACTGTCAAGACTGCACTTACAGTAACTACAGCAGGAACCAGATATAACTTGATTCTTTCTAATCACAACGGAATTGACTTCCAGGCAGGTGAGGCATTCACTGTAAATAGATCTCCTGCGATTAGTACTACAACATTTAATATTGACGAAGACTCTGGTATCGTTGATAGAATCAAAGTTACATCATTTGGTAGTGGATATGATGATGCCACAACTTCAGTAAATGTTGTTGGTGAGAACGGTGGACTATTTGGCACCAATGCTACTGCTACTGCAAAACTTTATGATGGTAGAATCTATGATATTGAGGTAACTAATAGAGGTTCAAACTATTATACAGCACCTAATGTCACAATTAATGGTGGCGACGGACAGGCAACTGGTCAAGCGTTTATTACAATGACCAACCCTGCTGTAAAAATGGGTGTTGCAACATCAACTGATGGTGAAACTAGAACTAGATTTAGATTCCCATCTCCAATATATCTTGAAAATGATGCTACATATGCATTTGTAGTAACTACATCATCACCAGATTACACAGTTTACAGTGCTGTAACAGGCGAAGCACTTATTGGAAGTTCTGTGATTGCCTCTCCACAATCTGGTGTGGGATCACTCTTTAAGTCACAAAACTCTACTGCTTGGTCTGAAGATACTTCTGAAGCAATTAAATTTGCTGCTAACAGGTGTGTGTTTACTACAAATGCAACTGCAAGCATTGAAATGAGAAATGAAGATCTTGATTATGCAGTTCTTCCAGATAATCCAATTACTGTAGACAATACTGACGGATCTTCCGCACTCTTTGGAACAAATCAGCAGGTAGTTAGAGTTAAGCATCCTAATCATGGTATGAAGGAAGGTGATTTTGTTATCCTTAAAGATGTTCTTGGATCTGGCGCAAATAATTCAATTTATGGTATTCCAGTTACTCTAATTAATGGTTTCCATAGTGTAAGTAATGTTGGTCTTGATGATTATTGTATCATGATTGATGATACATTGTGGAGTGCTGCCAATGTTAATATGACAGGAAGTGGATCTGGTGGTGGTTCTTCCGCAAGAGCAACTACTAATAAGTTGTATCAAATTGCCACACCTCAAATTGGTATGTTGACATTCCCATCATCATCAGTATCACATAATCTCAAAACAGCATATGGTAAACCAATTGATTCTTCTGTGACAAATGATTATACTATTGCACCTACTGTAAACATTAGTCCTAATGATAATTACTATTTTGAGGAGTCTAGATTAATTGCATCTGGTGTGAACGAAGTATATCGTAACCAAGCGTCCTTACTGAATAACAATAAATCAGTAACATACACCATTTCAATGAGCACAGATCAAGATAATCTCTCACCTGTGCTTGATGTTAGTCGCTGTAATTTAATTACAGCGTCAACTAGAATGGATGATCCCGATGGCAGTGAAGACAGATTTGGTGCTATTTCTCAGACACTTACTGTCCCAACTTCATCCGACTTTACCGTAAGTTCAGTAACCCCAGATGTAGTCAGTGCTTCTAAGTTTACTATTACTGGTGTAACTGGAGGATCATTTGTTAATACTGTTGATAGTGCTAGCAGATTAACCCAAGCAACATCTGGTGCCTCGGGTCAAATCGTAGAAGTTGGAACAGGCACTTTAGAATTGATTGATATTACTGGAACCTTCGTACCAGGAAATGCTATTGCACAAGGTGGTACGACTGCAACTCTGAGTGATGTTGTTACTAAAACTGGTATTGTTATTGGTTGGGATTCGGGTACTGGAAATCTTAAGGTGAAAGTTATTACTGAAGATTTATTTGAAGTTGGTGATAGAATTGATGATACTAATGCTGGAACATCTCCTGTTACTAACAGAGAAATTAGTGCAGTATCTAAGACAAATGGATTCTTGTTTGTTGATGAAAATACATTCAATAGTTCTACCGCATCTAAATATCTCACGAAGGAAGTAACTCTTGATACTCCTGGAACAGCATTAGATTGTAAAATTACAGCTAATTTGTTCAGTAATGAGAATATGAAAGTCTTGTTTAAAGTTCGCCCCGATGGAAGTTCTGAAAACTTCGCTGACATTGGTTGGCAATACTTTAATGGCACTGGTCTTTCTGACTTCAATTCAAGCATTGCTCCAGATCAAACGAAGTCATTGTCACCTTCTATGGAGGACATGAATTCTTATCTAGAGTATTCTTACACTGCAGAGAATTTGAAACCATTCTCATCATTCGCTATTAAGATTGTGTTTGCTGGAGATAATCCAGCACTTGCTCCTAGAGTAGAAGATCTCCGCGTAATCGCACATTCATGAGTAAAATAAAAGTTGAAGGTCACAGCAACCTCTATCGGGATCCTGATAGTGGTGCTGTGATTAACTCTAGTCGGGCAGACTATGAGCGTTATATGAAAGCGAAGGCAAATAGAGAAGGGATGGTTTCGGAGATAAATACTTTGAAGCAAGAACTTGATGAAATCAAGCAGTTATTAAAGAAACTTACCAATGGCAATTAGAGAAGTCCTTACAAGCTTTACGTTTGAACAACAGCGCCAGATGATTAACCTCATCGGCACTGATGTTGGTGATGCATCAACTTTATTGACGCCGACGAATGTACTTGTCAGTGGTATCAATGAGATTGTCAATGGTGATGTTGATTTAATTAATCAGACCCATGGAATGGATCCTGGATCACTAGCATCCCCAAGTTTATATTGGGGTACTAATCAAGGATTTTTTCTGGTAGATGCAAATAAGATTGGATTGAGTACTGGTCTTGCTATTGCTGGTAATTTAGAAGTAGACGGAGATATTACATTTAGAGCAGGCGCTGGAGCAGGTGGTACACTGACATTCGGTGATCTTGATACTGATAATATTATTTTTAACGCAGATGTTCAGTCAAGTATCGTTCCTGATACTACTGCAAACTATAACTTAGGTTCTCTTGCTAAGCAATGGAACAACTTATGGATTGATGGCACTGCTAGTATTGATACTCTGACTGTTGATGAAAACTCTCAGTTTATCGGATATATTGCAGTAGGATCTGGTGATATCAGAGTTCCCAGTACTCAAACTACAGTTGATTTATTTGATGACTATGCTACAACTGTAGAGGCATTTGGTGATGGTACTGATATTCGTATTGGTGATACTACAGGAACTCTGACTCTCAGAAATCCTACTATTGTTGGAACAGAAGCAACACAAAATCTGTTCAACACAGTAGCAACACAGGTTAATGCATTTGGTGCCGCAACCACTATTAACATGGGTGTTTCTGGTGGTGGTGGAAATAGTAACCTGAATATTCTTAGTGATGACACGGTTTGCTCTGGAGACCTTGCGATTAATGGTGGAGAACTTCTCTCTTCCCAGACAACATTTGATCTTTTGATTAACAATGATAATATCAATGTTGGCAATACAACTGGTCAAGGAACAACTACCATTAATAATAGACTACAAATTAATGGTAACCTTGCTATTGGAGGAACTAGTACATATATTGAACTTCCAGATAATCAAACAAATGCATTCAGATTCAGAGAAGGTAGTAATGACTATCTGCAATTCAGAACTGAAGATGGACTTGAAAGAGTTGTTGTTTGGAAAGATCTCTATGTTGTAGGTAACCTTGATATTTCTGGAACTACAACTACTATTGATAGTACGACTTTACTCGTAGAAGATAAGAACATTGAACTTGGTAATGTTACTACTCCCACAGATGCCACAGCCGATGGTGGTGGAATCACACTGAAAGCTACGACAGACAAGACAATTACTTATAATAATACCAGTGGACGTTGGGAAACTAATATTGGACTTCAGGTAAATGATGAATTGTATTCATCTAGCAATATTATCGTCAAGAGTACTACTGCTACAGATGGATTTCTTGTCCGAGATGCTGCTGATACTACATGGAATGTTGTTATCCCAGGAACTGGAGCTGCCACCTTTGGACAAGCTTCAAACTCCACAGGAAATAATGGTGTAGCAGTTGGTGGTAATAATGGTTCATTGAATATCTACACTGATAGATATGCGACAGACTGCTTCCAAATTCTTAATACAACTGGTAGTGGCACAAACGTTGCATTACAAGCTTTTGGTAACGGCAATCTTACAGTTGCTGGAACCATCAGTGACTCAATCGGTCCACTGAGAAGGATTGGTATTGATGCCGCTAGCACCAGTTTTACTCTCACAACTAGCTATCCAGGTCAGTTGATTAGAATGTCTGGTAGTGGCACAACAATCGCTGTTCCTCAAAATATTTTGTCAGCTGGCGACATGATTTCCATCTTTAATGTCTCAACTGGTGACATCACTATTGAACAAGGAACGGGAACTACGATTTACAATGCCGCTGATGGCGCTACAGGAAACAGGACTGTGGGCGCAAAAGGTATGGTCACTCTTGTTTGTACTGCTAGCAATGAGTTTGTCATTTCTGGTACTCAGTTAACCTAAGGAGGTACTCGGATATGATGCAACAATTACTTATGACCATTGGCGGAGCCGCAAGTGCCAGTGCTACTTTATATGCGGATGATTTAATTTCAGCAGATTTATACGAAGGTACACAGAATAGCATTACAATTACAAATGATATAGATTTATCAACAGAAGGTGGGTGGATAGCAAGAGTTCCTAGAAATTCTGGAGGTACAAAC